GTGTAAAAACGTAATCAACAAAACGTGTTACTGTTTCTTCCCAGGTTTCACGTCTGCCCTTGTCGTCGATAAAACGGGCATATCTGCTTGCTGCAATATATTCTCTATATTGATCCATGGCTTCTCTTTATTGTTATTAGTTGATAAAAAAGGGCTGACCAGTTTCTAGTCAGCCCGCTCACTACATGAGCACTACTTATACTGCGAAATCTGCTGCTGCGGAAGAAACACCACCTAACTTCTCACCATCTTCCAACTTCTGTAAGTTATTCAAACCGCATGCAATACCCTTAGAACCTGCTGCATTGTATGGGTAGAATGTAACTGAGGCACGACCATAACAGCCACTATAAAAATCGCTTGTATCATACAGTGCTTCACGATTAGCATCAACGATGTCTGGCTTCTGTGCTGAGTTAGCATTGATAAAATAATGACCAGCATATGCTTCGTCTTCTTTCTCAACATCACCATCACGTAAACCACCTTTTAACATCTTAGGCACAGAACCGCCAAAGAAAGCCGCGTTGGTTGCTTTACATTCTTCAAATGCTTTTTGAAGTTTAGCAACACCTTCTTTATCTGACTTTGGAATTAAGATAGATACAGAATACTTTGGTGTACCACCATCCATACCAGCTTTTGGAACAAACACATTGGCGTATGAGAAACGTACTTTGCCAGTTACGATTTTAATTTTGTTTGACTGCATTTTAAGACTCCTATTAACATTAGAACTAGACTTGAGTCGGGGCTAGTTCGTCTACCCGTAAAACTATTATACATGCTTTTATGAATCGTGCAACAAGCCATGTATTTCTAACGCTCTATGCACAGCCAACGCATTAACAAAATCGCTTCTACACTCATAATCCTCAAGGGCTTCTGGGTTTTCTGCTATGTAATCAAGTACCTCATATACATTATTGCGTAAATACAACACTGAATTTCTTTGCCCACTTCCTGGCAATCCTTCAAAATCTTTAGTGTACGAAGTAATTAAATGCTCTGGAACTTCTAATCTTTTTCCTAAATATTCAACGTACATAGGTGCCTTTCTTATGTTTGTAATGTCACCATAACCAATCCTACATTTCCTAAAGCATAACCAAGGAATGAGATTCCCATGCCTACTTGGCCTTTCATTATAAATTGAATTGCTACAAATAAATAAACTAAACCAATTAAGCCAATTAACCAAGCGTTCATTTGAAATCCTCTTTAGCAGTTTCTTTAACACGAACTAACTTAGGTTGACCATCTGGTCGTACAATTAAATCACCTAACCAAGCCGCAACTTTTCCTTTAGGTCCAATCTTTTCTAGTGCAGCAACTGATTTTAATTTAGGTGTTTCCCAAAGTTGTTCTTTCGGTAACCCATGCTCAATCAATACAGTGGCGGCAAGTTCATTATCAACAATTTTACGATGCGTTACTGTGGTTGATAATTTATAACCATTCGGTATTTTGTTTTCTTCTACGGCTTTGGTGAGCGCGTACTCTTCAACATCATTTACCCACGTTTTTAGATCTTGGGCTTTGGCAAGGACGTTGATGATTTCTTCTTCACTAAGGAGCGGGGGGTCTTTGAAGTCTTGTTTGGCAAGTTCGACGTTGAAGTCGGAGCGGGCACGGCACTGGGCTTTTGCTCTACAGAATTGGCACCAGTCGCCTGGGAGGAATTCGCCGGAGCCTGTCCACGCCTTCTTGGCTTTTGGTTTGATGAAGTAATCCGCCCAGTCGAGGAGTTTCGCAATGGTCGTGCCATCGGTACTGATTGAGTCAAGTCGGGGTTGGTGGATGGTGTAACTAACGTCTTTGATGTTTGGGTACTTTTCCTTGAATTTGGAATAGGCTCCGAGAGCGTAGAGTCTGAGTTGGGAGTTGTCGGTTGCGGAAACGGGTATTCCTTTTCCAAACTTGAGGTCGATGATGCGAATGGAGCGCTCAGAAAGTATAACCACATCGGCTGTACCAAATCCGTCAGGAACCCAGTCAGAGAAGTCGACACGTTGTTCAAATAACGGTGTGTCGCCGTCACCGATTTGGGAACGGACATAGAGAACGTAATTGTCGACGTTTTCCTCGAAATCCAACTGCTCTTCCTTCGTATATGTTTGGTATATCGGGTGCGCTTTAACGGATTCGTATTCATCGTTGTATTCCTGTTGTGTCAATTGATTATAATGCAGTTTTAAGCGTATTTCGCTTAATGTGTGAGCCAATGTGCCTTCCGCAGAGAAATCAATCCCCTTGGTATTTCTTTTGGGTTCTGGGAGGGTTGCTTCAAGTCTTGCTGAGGGTGTGCATGATATCCATCGTTTAGAACTGGAGGCACTTAATAAGGCGTGAGCTGTCATGATATTCTTTCAATTCGGTTTAACTGTATATATACTAATGCAAAAAATTGCACAAGTCAACCCGAATTAAAAAAATATTTATTTGAGGGCGGAAAGTAATTCTGCTATTTCTTTGTTGAAATCGACCACAACTTCCTGTTTAATATTCGCTTTTATTTCACGATTATCTTTGTAGTCATCGGGATATTGACCCCGTAATGCGATTTCTGCTACTCGAGAATTAAAAGTTCTATTATCGACGTTCGCCAACATCATATTTTCCCAATATGCTTGTCCGTAGGTGGTGGCTAAATCCATGGTTTCTTTAAATTCTGGATCTTCTTCTTTCCATTTTGCTGCGGTGGATTTACTGATATTAACTGCGGCATACATCGATTTTTGGGACGCACCTTGCTTACCCAATTCTAAAATTGTGTTCGCCATTTCTTTTGTAAATACTTTTTTATTTGCGGGTGGTCTGCCTCTAGTAGCCATTAACAATTCCAATTTTTTAATGATGCTTTTGCTCGAGGTGCATCACCTTTAGCATGCTTAACCACACCCTCCATACGTGCACAGAACGATGCTTTACGACCCTTATCAGATTCTGTCTTTGGATGTGGGGCCGGTGCCTTTAAATTGCTACCGTTCTTGGCGTTGTATTGTGCGCGACCTTTGGCAGTCATACCAGCACCTTGTTCGGTTTTGTTGTATGTCTTGCCAGTACCAGTAGTTTTTTTGGGGATTGCTTTATCGTGTGCCATTATTTTGGTTTCTTTGCAGTTTTAGCTGAGTCTTTAAAGTCTTTAGCCGATGGAGCACCTTTTTCCCCAGCCTTACGCATCTTTTCACCGGAGCCGGCTTTGATGCGCTCTTGCTTTCGGTGAATATTTTCGTATAGTCCTGGCTTTGCCATGATATCTCCTTGAATTGGGTAGGTTTCAAAGCGTCTCCCGACGAGTTTTACTCCCTTATATCTACTAATGCAAAAAATCAACTAAAACCGCCCTAGTTGGGTATGATAATGGTTTTCTTTTTAGGTGAAGGGGGTACTTTGTTTGCTGCTTGATTGGCACGAAGCACTTCATTTAACATCATTTTAGTCATTGCCATGGCTTTTTCTTGATGTTCAATTTCCTGTTGTTGTGAGGTTTGAACAGCCTTACGCTCAACTTCAGCAATAATGTCGTTACTAATTCCCGCTTTTTTCAGTAGTTGTCTTAGATTCATCTTCTGCCTTTTTATTTAACTCTTCAATCTGTGGGGCACACTGATCCTGAATGTTCACAATGAGATTTGCCCAAGCCATTACTGGCGTTGTGAGTGGCTTGTTCATCATGTTAATCATGTCATTAATTTGTTCAATGGTATATTGCAGTACTACTACCTTATCACTTAATGGGTTTTTTATTTCCTCAGTCATCTTTATTTTTACCTTTCTTAAAAAACTCTTCATCCCATTTACTAAAATGACCAGCTTTAATCATTATTTCAAACCCTTCCCACAGACGCTCGCACTGCAATTCATGGACACGCATAATACCGTCAAGGTAGTTTGCCACCTCGTCTTCATCCATTATGCGTGGTTTGTCTATGTATTGACGAATAAATTCTTTCATCAACTCAGCAGTGTTCCACATCTTAATGATGTCTTGCTCTAAATCAAATCGGTCGTACTGACTAAATAATTTCATTTCTTTTTCCTTTTTGCTTTTGCTTCTTTAACCTTACCTTTAAAATCATAAAAAAACCATGTTCCCAATACTTCAATAGCTGCAACTACGTTTTGATAAATCTCTTTATCATCGTCGTCCAAATTTTTACCACTTTTTAAATCTTCTGATAGGTTAAGGTAGGTTTCCATTAGGGCGCCCCTTACTATCTCATCACCAAACTCATCATCAATTTCAACCATCATTTTCCACACTCCCCATACTTACTCCGTTTAGTAATCTCTCGGTTGATATACCAAGCCGCCTTTCGTAAATCCTGGACTGCGTTGTCTTTAAGATCCGCTCGCCATATATACTTAACGGCATTACCAAGATTAAATCCCATGTGCTCGGTAATCTGAATACACTCGACACCGCTTGGGTGTGCTGTGTAATGTTTTGGTCTATTAACATTGTCTTTTTCTCGCTCAAGTAATTCACACATTGAAGGTATTTCATAATTACATGTCATTTAACTTCTCCCTTTTAATTTCACAAACAACCATGACAACTTCCATCATATTTTCACAAAAGAAAATCTTTTTGACTGGTTCAAATTGCGTCGTATCAATCTCATCTACATCAATCAATACTTGCAACTGATAAGTACTGCCCTTTTCATGCTCGACAACTAAATGCATATTATATCCCCAATTCTTTCTTTAAAAATTCAATTCCAGATAAAAAATGATGTCGCCAATATTTTTCACTCATATTCAAATCATTATACGATAAACCTTGTAAAAATGCATTAAAAATTTCTCGTTGTTTTTCTTGCATGCGCGTGTCAATTAAGCGTTTTATATCTAATATATCATCACTATCCCATAAAAGCCAACCACTGCTCTCAATAATGCTTGATGAAATACCTTCTGTTTCATCTTGCTCAATTGGATCAGGATCTTCGTCTGATAGTCTTGGTGCTACTGCTTGTATTTTTGATGTCATAGTTTTAGTGATTCCAATAATGCGTCTTGTAAATTAATCTTACCTTTTAATACTTCTACTACTTTTTGGTCAATGCTGTTATTTACAATCAGGTGGTGTATGACAACAGGTTTTTCTTGCCCTTGGCGGTATACCCGTGCATTCGCTTGGATGTAGTTCTCTGAGCTCCAAGGTAAGTCGAACCAGACCGTCTGTGCAATTTCTCCACTGTTGCACTGTAAATTAATCCCGATTCCCCCCGATTGTGGGTGTGCGAGCAACATACGAATTTTGCCACTACGCCACGTCTCAATGTTGTCATCGTCCAACACCACGGCGTACGGGAAATTGAGGCGAAGCCTCTGTAGACTGTGCTTAAAGTGATAGAAGACGAGTGTCGGAGCGGAAGATTCTTCCATGATCGACTCAAGGTATTCCATTTTAGAACTGTGTACTTCCTGCGTTGTTCCGTCTTCCGCATAAATTGCGCCGCTGGTGAATTGCAGTAACTTGCCCGCCAACGCGGCTGCTGTTGGAGCCGTGATGTTCCCCGTATCTGTACTAAGGACCATGTCTTTTCTAAGTTCGTCATACTGTTTCCTTACGTTAGTGTCGATTTCAATTTGATGGTACAGCTTGGTGAGCGTTGGTAACTGTAAATAATCCTCTGCCTTTAATGACAAGCATATGTCGTTTATTTTATTTTGTACAAGTAAACTGCTAGTTGGTTTTGGTACCCAGTTATAAACCACGCCGGTGTGTCTGTTACGTTGGCCTGGGTCCATGTACTTGTCTCTAAACTTTGTCAGGCTCGTCTCCAGCCTCTGTCCCAAATCCAGTATACCAACTTGGCTCCATAGGTCTTGTAAACCTTGCGGCGACGGCGTCCCAGTCAATATCAACCTCCGCTTGAAAGACTTCAAGTGCTTCTTTAATGTCTAGAACCTTTTCGTGCTCGGGTCTTTGAATCGGCTGCTCTCGTCGATGATTAGGTAGTCGAACTTCTTGTTCTGCTCTAATAGCCAAACCAAGTTCTCGAGATTCGTCACATAAACGTCCGATATACTGTTCAATGAGTCTAGCCTTTGCTTCGGTGCCCCCATCACCTTCGCCACTTTGAGGTGTTTCAGATGCTCCCACTTCTGACATTCCTGAGCCCATACCGACTCCGCCACTCGCTTCGGTGCCACGATGAGGGTTGTCCCCTTTAGGCTCTCCGAGATGATGGTGAGAGCCGTCACAGTCTTCCCCAAACCTGGCTCCATGAACAGCCCCATGTGCGGAATTGTCTTGGCTTTCTTGATGACTTCCAGTTGGTATTGGTGTAGGTTGGTTTTGTTTAACATGATATTCTATATAAAGTGCAGCAAATCGTAAAAGTTCGGGTGAGTCTTTGAATTTACCTAGTCCAGTGTTACATAACCTACAAAGAACGCCGCGTAATTTTTTGGTTGTGTGGCAATGATCAACGTTGGTATCTAGTTTGTTTTTAAATGGTTCACGACAAATTGCACAGACATTATTTTGTTTAGAAATGATGTCATTTTTTTGTTGTGCCTCAATTCCATATCGATGACGCAAATTATATGTTTCCCTAGTTTGCTTCAATGAATGCCTCCACATCTTCTTTTGATTTTAACACATGCACTGGAAAACCATGTTGTTTAAGTTCGTCGAATACGAGCACTTGTCTTGGGCTTAGTTTTCCCGTTTCCGTTTTTAGTTCTACTAGGTGTACTTTTTGATTTAGGAACACTAGCCTGTCTGGCACCCCCGTCACTGTCGAGAGCCATTTGTAACATAGTCCCGACGATTGCTTGATTCGTTTCATTAGATACTTTTCTATTTCTTTTTCTAGCACTTTCACGGTTGTCATCCTCCGTTGCATAAATCGCAAACACTTGTTTAAAAATATGCTCCCCTAAATATGAACGAGATTCATCACCAATTTTAGCCTCATCTTCACCAATATACTGAAACACATGGGTAGTAGTGTGTGATACTTCATGATAAATAATACCCATCCGCTCCAGGGCATCTAGTTTTTTCATTTCTTCGTAATTAAACACAATGCCCAACATGGAGTGCAATGTGCCTTCTTGCTGAATATAATGTGACTCCGCAATACCAAGATCGAGAGCACTGTGTTTGGTTGTTATTTTAGAGTTCCTGACGGCTTGTTGAAAAGCCTCGTCAGAAAAACACACCTTTATTTTTACATTAAAGTGGCCAGTATCTGCTTCGTAGTAAAGTAATTGTTCGATAGTCATGTTATCTGCGGCTCACTTTTTGATCGGTATTTGTCTAAAATGTTAGCCATGTCGCACATTTCTAATGACCCACCCTGTTCTTTGAGTTGCTTTTCAAAGTCCACATATACTTGCGCGGTGTGTGCACTCATGCCTTGTGACTTTTTGTGGCATAAGTACACACTGCCTGACTCATTGTGTATTTCGTAATGATTATCATTCTCAATTACCTTGACGATGCCCGAGCTGAGTCGCCA